TCTTGCGGGTGGTCTTCTTCGGCGCTGCCTCGGCCTTGATGTCCGCCTTCACCTCGACCTGCGGCTTCACACCGCCAGCCTTCGAGGGGTCCGGGGAGTCGAGAACCTCTGCAATCGCCTGCTCCGCCGCGGCTTGTGCGGGCGCCTCGTTGAACTTGTTGATGCGGTCCAAGAGACCCTGCACATCCTCTCGCGGAAACTCGCGGAAGACCTTGGCGACATACGCAGGGGCCTCGTCAACGCCACAGTCGAGCGGGAGGTACCCAATGATGTCGATATCGTCTGAGGGGTTGATGGCCCCCTGCTGGATCATCTCGCGCCGACGGTCGTCGTCAGCCCAAGCAAACGTGATCGCCCAGTGGTTGCCGGCGGCCTTAACGAAGCGGAGATCCAGACGCGGATGAATGGCCTGAAGCCGCCGCCGGATTTCCGGCGACGGCTCAGGTGCACCCATCGAATTGAGAATAACAGTCATTATTCCAGAACGAAGAGTTCGGTGTTGACGTAGAGGTCCACCGCCGCAGTGTCCACCGTGCTGGCGGCAGTCACCACAAACTGAAGGGTGTCTCCATCGTCGAGGGTGCGCTCTGCGTCGGTGAGCGTGGCGAGCAGCGAGACCGCCGTGCCCTCGTTCGCCGTCAGAGCTTCAAGATCAATGCTGCCGGTCAGGGTGACCGCAGCGTTCGCGGATGCGTCGTACTTCTTCAGGACCGCCGTAATCGCACCGCCCGCCGAGACGGGAACAGTGCCAGCAGAAACCACAGCGCGGTTGATGTAGCAACGCGCCGGGTGGCTCCCGAAGCTGTACGTCGTATCTCCGCTGTTGCCGATAGCGGCATCACAGCGCCCAACCAGAACGTTGGGGAGAACACCGAGCCGACCGGGCTTTGGAGCAAAAAAGTTGTAGGCCATAAGCCCTCCTTGTTAGAGATCAGGGGCGGCGGGCGAACCCGCCACCCCATCACTCGGTCGGTTACGCGACGTGCGTGTAGCGCGCCGTGTCGGTGTATCCGGTGATCGACCCGTGGGCGTTACGGGCAAGGCAGGCAAGGTTGCCGTACCAGCCGTAGCTCGTCTCAAAGGCGTCACGCCCGTTGAGCCAGCGCCACGGTCCTGCGCCCTCAAACTCCACGAAGCCCCAGTCCTTAGCGTCAACCCACGACAGCGACGGAATGTGGAGCAGGTAGATCGTGCCAGCCGGGACGTAGTAGTCCTCGACGAGCGGGATCCCGGCGATCTCCAGGGCGCGGTAGCCGCCCTTGATCGTCGTGGTGAACTCGCCGGCAGTGAAGCGGCGCTGTCCGACCAGCGACTCCATGAGCTTCTTGCTCAGGCCCGGGGTGGTCATCAGCAGGAACTCCTTCGGCTTCATCATGGCGTCCTTGCCGGAGCGGCCCTTGATGCGCTGAATGAGATCCCAGATGTCCGACTCGGTGGGCTGGTCGGCGTCCGGGGTATCCGTGCCCGCAACCAGACGGGTGGCGTCCCAGATGCCGTAGCTCGACGCGCTGATGCCATGCAGCGAGGCATACGACCCACCACGGTTCGTGATGTTGATCAGCCCGTTCATGGCGTTGTTCAGCGAGGTGTCGCTGGCCGTGGCCTTAACAAGCTGGTCGGTCGCGGCCATACCGCTGATCGCCTGCGAGAGCGTCAGCGTGGCGTTGTCGCCCGAGTTGGTGATGTTGGTGATCTGAGCGCGGCCCAGAACGGTGGTGCCGTCGTCCGCGTCGATCACGGCGATGTAGTCGCCGATCGACAGGAGCAGCGCACCCTGACCAGCGTTTGCCACGCCGTAGGGCGATGCGACCACGATCTCGGTGGTGCTGTTGACGGTCCCGACAAGAGCAACGATACCGTCGCTCTTGTTGTGCAGGGCCTGCTGCATGAGCAGCGAGGAGGCGTCCTTGATCTCCTCCATCGTCTTCTTGGCGATGGTGGTGAAGGCAGCGTCCTTGCTCTGGGTGCCGACGAAGGCAAGGCCGTCGATCTGGCGGGTCGTGTAAGCACGGACCACGCCGACGTTCGCCTGCACTTCAGTGGCGGTCGTGTCGGGCGGGAAGTAACCGCTGGGCGAGAAGGTCGCGCCAGCCGGACGTCCAGTCACGACATCGAAGAATACGTTGTTACCACCCCAGCGCATATTGCGGGGACCGCCGGCGCGACCCTTCTCAAGCTGGGCGAGGAGCGGGGTTACCAGATTCTGCACCTTCTCGCGGAACTGCGAGTAGACGTTCTTCAGAAGGCCGGTAAGCTCGCTGTCGGTAATGACAGTAGGAGCGGGCATATTACGGTTCTCTCACTATTAGATGCTCGACAACACGTTCTCCAACGCGCTGTTCACGGCATCATCCACGTTGTTGATCGGCTGGCCGCGCTTGCTGCGCTTGCCTGCCTGCGCTTTTCCAACCGGCCGGGTTTTCTTCCCGACCGCTCGCTTGGCCTTCTGTGCTTGGACCCGAGCCTCCTCAAGCTGACGCTGCGCCTCTTCCATCTCTGCGGACGAGGTAGCTTCGCCTGACCTGCGGTGGTTCTGCATCTGTGCCCAGAGGACCAAATCATCAACGATATAGTTCCGAACCGCGTCGTAACTCTCCTCAGGGATGTACGGATCGCCCAAAGGCCCCTGCCGGAGGTGCGGCTGCAAGCTCATCACCATTCGTTCTGCCAGTTCATCAGAACTCACTCCCGGCAGTGCATCCGCGATCGTTTGGATGGCCGGCAGGACTTCGCTCTGATAGAACTGGGTACCTCTCTGCTCAATGTACTGAAGTTGCTGCTGCGCTTGCAACTCCCGCATTTTCTGCTCTGCCCGAGCGGCCCTCTGCTCGGGGCTGTTCTCCTGCTCGTAGCGGTCACGCACACGATACAGGTAGTCGTCGTCCCTCAGGAGCTTCTCGATCTGGGCCTCACGCTCTTCCACCAGGCGGGCGTATTGGTCACGCTCCTGCTGGACGGCCTGTGCCTGCGAGAGGGCCTCCTTGGCCTGACGGTCCTTGTCCTCGTTGTAGACGCCCCACTGGGCAAGCTTTACAACTTGGTCCAGCCGCTCCCGACGCACCTTGCCGTTGGCCCGGTACTCAATCTCAAGGGCAGGGATCTCAATCTCGCCCTCGGCGTCCATCACCTTGAACTGTGTCGCCAGTTCCTCTTCCGGTACCACCGACACATCGACATAACCCTCAGGAAGGTGCGACCCCTCCGCCTCAGGTTCTTCGTCGCCTTCGTCCTCAGAGTCTTCCTCAGAGTCTTCTTCAGCCTCTTCGTCATCCTCTACAGGGTCCGGGTATTCGGGCTCTTCCTGTTCCTCAGTCTCGACAACCTCTTCGGCGGGCTCTTCCTGTACGAGTTCAGGAATTGAGAGTGCCGCCTCAACCGCCGCGTCTGCGGCCTGTTCTGGGGTTTCCAAAGGGACTCCTTACTGTTGCAGTGAAAGTGCGTCCAGTTGCTGGGCCAGCATCTCCTGCTCCGACATGGCCATGCCTTGCTGCATTTGCTGCTGCATCATCATGTCCGCTGGGTTTGCTGGGGCCATTTGCTGGCCGGCTTCCGGGGCAGGCTGCTGCATTGCAGCCGGGCCCTCAGGCGCTCCGGGCTGACCCTCCTGAATTGCCTCAGGCGGGACCATCGCGCCCTGCTTTTGCGCGGCCTGATTCGCAAGAGCCACCCAACGCTCCTGCGCGACCGCGATAACCTGCGGGTCAAGGTCATCTTGTAGGATGATCTCCCGCTCAAGCACATCCTGATGGATGGCCTCGTTGTCCTGCCACCGCATCTCCGGCGGTTCGTTGCCCATACGGATCGCATCGGCCACGCGCTTGGCTCTGGCCTCCTGATCCTCGTCCGGGGTCGCCATATCCTTGGCAATCGCGAACATTTGCCGCCGGCGGTACTCCTTGATGTCGATAACGCCCGTCTGGAGCCAGTTATCCAGCAGATACAGGCGGAATGCCATCGGCATCGGCATCATCGTGCTTGCCTCAACCCGGACATCGCTCTGCCCGTCCAGATCGCGGCTTGAAATGGCCCGTGCGAGGTCCGGTCGGCCCTTGCCGACGGCGCCCATGGAGCGCGGGACGTCATATCCCCACACCATGCCCGCTAATGTCACTTTGCACCAGTCAGTGTAGGCGTCAGCAAGCGCATTTACCGCCGGGGAGAAGGTTCTCTCCAACTGCTCGCGGGTCGCGATGATTGCACGGCCCGATTCGCCGGTGGTTTGGCCTCTGGAGACCGCATTCCAGCCGCTCGCCTCCTCAAATGCCTGTTTTTCCAGCGCGAGGGCGTCCTTAACGTCTGATCCGACGCTAAATCCGTTGACCGGCTGCACGGATTCGCTCATTGAGCCCGCCCCGCGCACCTCAATCATGCTTGTCACGCCGCCCATGAAGGTTTCAGTGGCGATTGCGTTGGGCCGGACGAGGAATCTGCCACCTGCGTTGACCCGAATGTTCTCAATCCACTTCGAGAGCAGCGCATTTACCCGCATCTGGTGGTCGAGCCACTGCTCCATCACCGGGCGGGGGTAGTACGAGGGGTCTGCGGAGCCGTCACGGATGGGAACGACCGGAATCGTGCCCCACATCAGCTCGTTCGGGCCGAAAACCACCTTGTTTCCGACGACAATTAGGTGTAGACCCTGCGGGAGGACGTCCGGGTGGGGTGCCAAGTACACCGTAAACCGCTCAGTCACATCCTCATCCCGCATCCGCTGGCCCTCGCCGACCGTAGTCTGCGACAGGACCCACGATCCGATGCCGTCTGCGCCCGAAAACGCAGGGTCACGGCCATATGCCATGTCGGATTCGCTTGCGTCGAGGCCCGTAGCGCCGTAGCGATACACCGCCTCAGATGTAGGAATCACCTCCCTGATGATGACCCAGTGCGGGGGCTGGGTCGCAGTCGCGTTTGGCGACACCCTCACCTGCTCAACCCGCAGGGTCTGACAGCCAAGGTCGCCCATGGGCTTACGCTCGCCGGGCTTGTCGCCCAGACGCTCGTCCCAAGGGCCACGGTCCGGGTCCCAGAACATATGCCAGAAGGATACGCCGTCGGTCTGCGCCCAGAAGGCGGCCTCCCGGCCCAGCCGGCGCATATCCTGCTGGTCGAACTGGTACTCCAGACCCAATTGCTTTGCCTGCGCCTTCCGCTTGTCGTCCGGATCCTGCGTCTGGGGCGTGATCTGGAAGCCGGGGCGCTGGTCCATCATGATCTGGAGGCGCTGGTCGAGGGCCTTGTCGATCATGTTGTAGACCACGCGGGCGGCGTCCTTCGGGCGGGCCGGCTCGCGCCAAGGGCCGAGGCCCTGTGCGGAGATCCACTGCTGCCCGGACCGGAAGAGGCGGTTGCGCTCCACCAAGTGCAGGTGCTCCTGCACGGACGAATAGCGCGAGCTCCAGAGGTTGCGGGTCCAAGAGGCCCACGCGCCCATGTCATCGGCGTCATCATCCTCTGCGGCGGGGAAGTCGTAGCCGTACAGCGCACGCCGCAGGGCCGCCTTCTCCTCCTCGGAGGTCATGTCGAGGTCATTGTCCTCGTTTGGCTGGACCGCCTCGTTGGGCGCGTCCGGGTCGTTCGATTCCCCGGACTCCGCTCTGGACTCCTCGTCGGTTTTCAGGGCCTCAAGAAAGTCTTCATCCATCGCTCATTACTCCGATGCCCATGGCTCTGCGGACCCTGTTCCAGTCCTGTAGCTCTTCGTATCGCTCTCGAATAACCCTGATTACTTCTTCCTGCGCCCAGACCTCGTTCTCTTGCGCGGCGACCGCCAGCAGGTCGTCTGGCACCTCCGACACCGTGGGGAACGTGGACTTCGGAGACTCCTCACGCTTGGGCGCAAACCGCTCAACCGCCATTGCAAGGCGATGGGCGGCAAACGCTACAGCAATCGGCCAGAGGATCTCGCCAATCACAGCTCCGGGTCCTCCTGGATGATCTGCACACCCAGCCGGGCGAATGCCACGAACGGTTGCTGCGCCGTCACGTCGGCGGACGCATAGAGCGCGTCGACCTCAGCGCGTGGCACGTCCACCTCCTGCTCGGCCAGCCACGCCATCAGCGCGTCGGCGTCGCCGGGCTCGCTGCCCGTCTCCGTCCAGTTGCCATCCTCGTCCTGCTCCCACGTCTGGCAGGGCACCAGATGGGCGACGTCCGCGCCGATGTAGCCCGTGCTGACGTAGTGGGTCGCGGGCTTGCGGCCCGTGGCCGATAGCCCCGTGGTCCACATACCCTCGCCCGCGGGTCCCCAGCTATCGGCGATCGTGCGGGCCATTACCACCTGCGCGGCAGGGACGATCAGGGTGCGAAATGCGTCTGCCATTAGAGTGTCACTCCTGTCTTGTTCGCTACGTAGTCTTCGAGTCGGATCAGGTCTGAGCCGTCAGTAGTCGCGCCGCGGATAATTAACTGGTGGATACGACCGTTGAACTCAAACGATGCCCCGTTATTCCGTGCGCCGATGTAGAGCGGATGGTTACCATAGTTTCCAGTGCCCTGTGTGGCGGTTGAACTGTTTTCGGTAACGCCGTCATGCCGCACTGAAACTGAGGGTTCGGATATATTGCTCTTGCCAGTAATTACGGCCTTGTCTGGTGCCGGATGGTTGTTGCTTGTGACGTTGGCGGTCGACGTTCCTCGCGAGCCGTATACATATTTAGAGAAACCGGCTGCTTCGGGCGTGTAAAGCGAAAAATATCCATCAACACCAGACGTTGTACTCAATTCGGCAATAATGCCCACAGTAGCGTCACTCAACTTCTCCACCCCCGCAAACACGCTCATCTCGTCGGTCGCGCTGAAGTCCACGCTTGCCGTAGACATCGCATCATCCACCCCATCAAACTCCAGATACCTCGGCAGGCCGATGTCCTCGTAGTCCGTGGCCGTGGTCACGCGCTGATAGGTGGTGGCGCTGGTGCCGACTTCTACCTGTGGTCCGTAGACATAAAACGCACTTGTGGTATCTCCAGCATACAGGGGCAACTCGCCAGTGCCATTGGACATGATGATCATCATGTTTCCACCACTTGAGGCAAAAGTCGCCGTCATGATGCAGCGATACCAGCCGTCGCCGACCGACTCGATGCTGGCCGAGTCAAGGCCTGTGCCTCCTGTGCCACCCGAAACGACACTCCCGGTAGTTAAATCGAAATTAGCAAATGCGACACCACTACCAAGACCGAACGGGCGAAGTTGCAAGTATCTCGTCCCTGCTTTGATTTTAGCATATACAGACATCGTATATGTCCCCGCATCCAAAGCAGGCGCCACGGTGTCATCCGAGATGTAATGCTGACCCGTGGATATAGTCTCCCTCATCGACTGTACGGTGCCCGTACCAAGCGGGCCTTGCTCCGATTCTGCGCTAACCTCTACATAACTTGTGACAGTCCAATTAGTAACATCCTGAGTTTGCACAGACAGATTCACCCGCGCCTGCACCGTCGGTCGTGCCGTGCTGGTGGACTGACTGGCGTGGTTGCCGGGGATCTCGCGGACACTCACGTTGTCGATCGACGCGACCCCGCCGTTGCTGTTTGGGCACAGG